AATTAAGTTGAAGCTATGCGGCTGATGGTTTCCCATCAACAATTGAGTCAGTACGACTCCATGACTGCTCTTCGAGCAGTTTTAGGGCCAATGGCCTTGCTACCAAATGGTAGAGGTGCAGAAGCACCTTCGTAACAGGGTCGCCCATGAGAGCGCCCCGCTGTGTAATGAAAAAGTCCAGAACTTTTTCGTCATCTAGGAACTCGACTTGCCGGGGTCCTAGTAATGCAAACATGATTGTTTGTCGATACCAAGTTGGGAAACCCATCTTGGAAAACAGGCGATTTAACATCACCTGAGACATATAGGGGTCACAGTGATCTGTGGCCTCTGACCAGTCTGTCGAAAACAGACAAAGATTCTCAGTTCCTGAGAATATAAACTGAGCGTTGGGATTCCCAACGTTCATACGCTTGAAGAAATTCCAAGCATGAGCAGCGGCGCCTATGCCGCTTTCGCTGGAGGGTATCTTCTCCAGAAATTCCAAGCACATATGTGATGCTGGATGTAAGAATGCGGCATGCGCAATCGGTGTTACCGTTATAGCACGGTACTTTCCTAGTTCTGCGACTAGGCTAATTCTCATTGACATGAGATTTTTCTCGTAACAGGATGACCTGTCACGAAACTGTCCACAAGAATAGTGGAAAAGCATCTCTCCTGGAGATGAATTGTCCTTTGTTAGGATAGCGCCCGTTAGGTCGCCGGTCTGGAGGTTTACCTCCTGAATTTCAGGATTCTCTTGTAGAATCCTTCTGGTGGCTTCTAATTTGCCACCTTCCTTCACTTTTGTGAAAAACTCTCCTGAATCGGAGAGAGATACTTTTGCGGATGAAACTATCCGCTCCCACATTTTGTTGTGGTGTGTGGTGCTTAATAGCACCTCGTTGTAAGTGGAATCAACCACTTTATGAAGCAAAGGCATGATTGCCTTTGCATGATCCGGCGAAGCCGGAGTTGTCAAAGTAACTTTGACTTTCTGTAACGCATCTGCGTACATAGAACGGGGTGGAACCCCGGAAGCTCTGGTTTGACAGAGTATACTTGCTTTATACAAGTCCATTGCATTCGAAATGCTAAGAAGAGAAAGAATTCTCTTATAAAAACTCAGTTCTCTTGGAACTGGAATATTGGCGTAATTGCCAACGGTACGGAAGGCTTCTTCCTTGATGGATTTTCGTAAATCCTTTATCCCTTTGAAAAGGGAGGTCCTTTCGGACCCGTTATGAAAATAATCATAAAGAAGATTGCTAATCAAGCAATTCTGAATCTGGTCAATAAAAGTCCAGGATTGTACCCAGGGAACCTGGGGAAATGCAAGAATGACTTGCATAATCACGCCATCACATGTGGCTAAAACTTGGTTCAGCTTTCGTGCTGCACCAGAAACAAGTCGTTTTGAAATGACTTCAGCATGGGTCTCAGGCCCATTTGGGCGGGTGAATCCCGCAAAAAGACGTGCAAGCACGTGTTTGTTCGCAGGCGCGAGCCTACGAAACCAATATGTACCCTTATGCAGGGTCGACAGCGCAACTTTAACAGTTGGCAATTCTGAGAACCTATAGCGTTCACTGAGACCAGTAATTGGTCGAGGGAGTTTGCACTCCCAAATATTGTCAGCATTATGACAAACATGGACTTTCGGGAAGTCCTTTTCCTCCTTATAGGTGGATATGTGGCCTGTTAAAACAGTCCGATTGAAGTCGAAAAGACTTCTATGCTGTAGCTCGGGGCTACAGGTACAAAGGTGTTCACCTTTCTTTCCATACTTTAAAATATGGGTAGAGCAAAAGCTCTTTAGAGTCAGAACATCTGACTCAAAATCCCACGGAAGTGGGACGTTCGCAGCGATAGTTAAATCGCTACACATTGCCTCGAAGAGGGCCCCGGGACTAACCGGTCTACGAACCCTATTTATTGGGTCCAGGCGATTTCCCGCCTTTTAGAGCTGTAAAGCTCGTTCAGATGTTAGTGTAAGAGCAAGTTAAGCCAACTAACAATAAAACTCTCG